CGGGCGGTTTGCGGAGGCTGATGCTGGGAGCGCTGGACCGGTATGTGCCCGTCTCGGACGATAAGATCAGCACGGAATACAAGCTAAAGCGGTGGATCGAAGGGACGCTGCTGCCTTCGGACGAAGCGCATTTTTTCTGGAACGGAACATTTTCGAATGAGCAGCGACGGCAGATCCGGCCGGGTTCGAATGGCAACGGCCTGCGGCAGTTGGTGGAGGAACTGAAGCTGCCGCGGTGCGTTGTTGAGCGGTACCTGGCGGTGGACCAGAATTTTTATCTGCCCGACGATATTTTGTACAAGACGGACCGGATGAGCATGGCGCATTCGCTGGAAGTGCGTCCGCCGTTCCTGGATCACAGGATTGTGGAGTTCGCCGCCGGGCTGCCGGCCAGCCTAAAGATGCGCGGGTTTCAACAGAAGTTCGTCCTGAAGGAACTAATGCGCGGGAAACTGCCGGAAATTGTGCTGAACCGGAAGAAGACGGGGTTCGATATTCCGACGCACGACTGGTTCCGCGGGACGTTGCGCGGCCTGTTGCATGATACGCTGACTCCGGAAGCGATTGCGGCGACAGGCATCTTCGATGCGACCGCGATCAACTTACTGATCCGCGATCACATGGAGAGACGAATCAACGTTGGATATCACTTATGGGGCCTGGTGACGCTATTCCTGTGGATGAAGAGATGGAAGGTGGAGCCCGCTCCTACCGAACAAAGCGTGCGGACGGCGTCGCAGGTCTTCGCTACGAGCTGATCGTTATTCTGGTTGCGGTCCTGGTGTTCGCGGGCTGCATGATTTCCCCGCCCTCCCTGATGGATGACGTGGACTCCGTACAGGCGCAGATTGCGCGCAACATGCTGCAATCGGGCGACTGGGTGACGGCGCGCCTGGACGGCGTCGCGTATCTTGAAAAATCTCCGCTGAAATACTGGATGATCGCGGTGTCGTTCATGGTGTTCGGCGCTCATGACTGGGCGGCGCGCATTCCGGTGGCGCTGGCGACTGTGCTGCTGTGCTGGGTAACGGCGCGGTTCGGGGCATGGGCATTCGGCCGGCGAACCGGGCTGTACGCGGGCCTGGCGATGGCGAGCAGCATCGGACTGTTCCTGTTCACGCGCATCCTGATTCCGGATGTGATTCTCACGTTGACGATCACGATTGCCCTGTGGGGACTGCTGCGCGTGCTGGAAGACACGGAGCCGCGCGCCGCATGGTGGGCAATGGGGATGTGGGCGGCGATGGGGACAGGTTTGTTATTGAAGGGCCTGATCGCGGCAGCGTTTCCGGTTGCAGTGGGACTGATCTATGTATCGATCACGGGGCAGTGGAGTAAGTGGCGGCGGCTTCGTCCGTTTACAGGGATGGCACTGCTACTGGCAATCGCCGCGCCCTGGCACGTAATCGCGACGCTGCGCAATCCGCCGTACTTCGACTTCACGATGCACAGCGAGAAGGGGTCGTATCGCGGCTTCTTCTGGTTCTACTTCATGAACGAGCACGTGCTGCGGTTCCTGAATCTGCGCTATCCCAGGGACTACAACACGGTGCCCCGCTGGCTGTTCTGGGCATTCCACCTGCTTTGGTTTTTTCCCTGGAGCTTTTACGCTCCGGCGGCCTGGAAACTGAGCTACCGGGGAGGCGACCGCGCGTCGCGCACGAGACTGCTGTGCCTTTGCTGGGCGGGATTCATCCTGACGTTCTTCACATTCTCGACGACGCAGGAGTATTATTCGATGCCCTGCTATCCGGCGCTGGCGCTGTTGTTGGGATGCGCGATGGCGACGGGCAGCGGGTGGTTGCGGATTGGAACGAAAGCGGCGGCGGCGCTGGCGACACTGGCACTCGCAGCGGTCGCGGCGATTCTCTGGATGGTGAGAGGAATGGCGGCGCCGGGAGATATCGCGAGCGCACTGAATTCGAACCCGGATGTCTATACGCTCTCGCTGGGCCACATGCTGGACCTGACGCTTAGCTCGTTCGCGTATCTGCGGCTTCCGCTGGCGGTAGCAGGAGTCGCATTCGCAGTCGGCGCGGTGGCGGGGTGGCGGGCGAAGCGCATCGCGGTGGGGGGATTCACGGCGATGCTGGTGCTGTTTTTCCATGCGGCGCGGCTGGCCCTGGTGGTATTCGATCCATACCTGGCGTCGCGGCCGCTGGCTGAGGCGTTGAATGCGGCTCCGCCGGGGAAGCTGATCGTGGACGATCAGTATTACACGTTCTCGTCGGTTTTCTTTTATACGAACCGACGGGCGTACCTGCTGAACGGAAGGGTGAATAACCTGGATTACGGCTCGTATGCTCCGGACGCGCCGAACGACGTGTTCATCGGGGATGAGGACTTCCGGCGGATGTGGACGAGCAGGGAGCGCTATTACCTGGTGATCGAGGCTCCGAAGGTGGAGCGATTGAAGAAACTAGCGGGCGCCGAGCGGTTTCTGGTGAAGCAATTCAGCGGCGGAAAATACTTATTCACCAATTTATAGTTTTTATTTCGTTGTAAATCAATTAGATAAGGTTTACCGCCGATGTAAGCAGAAGTGCGGGTGTTAGTTTCAGATCAGGAGAGCGTTATCGAGCTCCGCAAGCAATTGCGGGCCTTTTGTATTTTACAGGGGAAACGATGGCAGGAAAGAAGCCAGGAGGTAGCGCAACCGAGACTCCCGTTGCGGGACGGGGAAGGCGCAGGTCGGGACAAAAGGGTACGGCTGACAGGCAACTTATCGAGAAATTGGTGGAAGAAGCGATTGCGGGTATTGAGAAAAGGCTCTCCGACACGAAATCGCCGCCTTCGATCGGCGATTACCTGAAGGTGATGCAGCTACAGAAGGAAATCGCGGACGAAGCACCGAAGGAGATCAGGATCACGTGGGTAGAACCGCCGCAGGAAACGACGTCCGAATCAGAGAAATAGCATACCGGCCGCTGCCATCGCAGGCGGAGTTTCACGGGTCGGCGGCGCGGTTCAAGGGCTTTTCGGGACCGATCGGGAGCGGCAAGAGTCAAGCGCTTTGCCAGGAAGCGATCCGGCTGAGTTATCTGAATCCGGGACGCATGGGCTTGATGGGGGCGCCGACTTATCCGATGTTACGGGATGCTACACAGGTGGCACTGCTGGAGGTACTGGACGGTAACGAGATTCCGTACGATCTGAATAAGTCCGAGAACTCGTTGTTGATGAAAGATACGGGATCGCGGATCCTGTTCCGTCCGGTGGAAGAATTCGAGCGGCTGCGCGGCACGAACCTGGCCTGGTTCGGAGTGGACGAACTGACGTATACGCAGGAGGACTCCTGGCTGCGGCTGGAGGGGCGACTGAGAGATCCGATGGCAGGCCGCCTCTGCGGCTTCGGTGTGTGGACGCCGAAGGGGTACGACTGGGTGTGGCGGAGGTTCATCGCGGACCAGGTATCGGGGTATCACGCGGTGCTTGCGCCGGCGTTCGAGAATCGACACATCCTGGCAAAGGTCCCGGACTTCTACGAGCGGTTGAAGCACAGCTACGACGAGAAGTTTTACGACCAGGAAGTGCGGGGCGCGTATCTGAGCATGGATGGCGCTCGAGTCTATACGGGATTCGAACGCGTGACACACGTACGGAAGCTGGGGGTAAATCGAACACTACCGCTGCGGTGGGCTTTGGATTTCAACGTGGATCCGATGAGTTCGGTGGTTACGCAGATCTGCGGCGGCACGGTCCAGGTGCTTGACGAAATCGTGATCCGGCGTTCCACGACGAAACAAGCGTGCGAGGAGTTCTTGAAGCGATATCCATCGCACGAGCCTGGGGTGATGATCTACGGCGACGCTTCCGGGTGCACGCAGCACACCACCGGAGCGTCGGACTTCGAAATGGTCCGCGAGTATTTCGGAGTGAACTCGAGGATGAGCGCGACGTACCGGGTACCTAGAGCGAATCCACTCGTGCGGGAGCGGATCAACGTGATGAATCGCCAGTTCCGCAATGCGGCCGGGGCGGTGGGCGCGTATGTGGATCCGCGGTGCACGGAGCTGATCAAGGATCTGGAGCAGGTGTGCTTCAAGGCGGACAGCATGACGATCGATAAAGAGCGGGACCGGGCGCGAACGCACCTTTCGGACGCGCTGGGATACCTGATGTTCCAGGAATGCCGGGTGGAGCCGGAAATGGGAGAGAGGAAGAGAGCACTGATTGTATGACGAACATCAACCGGGAGCATCCGGCGTATGTCGCGCGCAGGGCGATGTGGCGCCAGTACAAGGACCTTTACGCGGGTGGTGAGCAACTTCGATTGAACGCTTCCGACTACCTGATCCGCAGGCAGAAAGAGCCGGAGGCGGTCTACCAAGAACGGCTGGCGCGCGTGTATTACGAGAATTATATCGGCTCGATCATCGACTGGTACGCAGCGACGCTGATGCGCCGTGAGCCGATGCTGCAGTTCGAAGGCAGCGACGAGCGGGCGAAGAACTTTTACAACCTGCTGTCGGACGACTGCGACTTAAAGGGCACGAACCTGCACGAGTTCTTCCGGCAGCAATTCGTACGGGCGCTGGTAAGCGGCGCGAGTTACCTGGTGATCGACTTTCCGCGAGTGAGCGGGGAGGCGCGAACTCGCGCGGAGGAGGATGCGTCAGGCAAGTCGCGCGCCTACCTGGTGGATTACGGGGCGGACGAAGTTATCAACTGGAACCGGAGCGAGGACGGGCGGCTGGACTGGGTGGTGATCCGGACCAGTTGTTTGCGGCAATCGAAGGTGACCGACGCGAAGTGGGATAAAGAGACGCGGTGGATCTATTACGATCGCACGAATTACGAGGTCTATCGAAAGTCGGGGGAAACCGCCGAAGTTGAGTTGGTGGACCGGGGCCGCCATGGGCTGGCGTCGTTGAACCGGGTGCCGGTGTTCGAGATGCGGGTGAGCGAGGGCCTGTGGCTGATGAATAAGGCGGCACTGCTGCAACTGGAGCACTTCAACAAATCGAACGCACTTGGTTGGGCACTGACGATGGGATTGTTCGCGACCCCAGTGATCTATGCGGACCAGGAATTTAAGCAAGTGGTGGGGGAAAGCTACTACATCCAGCTGGGAAAGGACGACCGCTTCGGATGGACGGAGCCGGAAGGCAAGGTCTACCAGATTGCGGCGGACAACCTGGTCCGGTTAAAGGAGGAGATCTACCGGGTTTGCTACCTACTGAACCAGGCGGGGTCGCCGGGTTCGGATTTGCGGATGAGCGGCTTGAGCAAGCAGCGGGACTTCAGCGTAACGCAGGAAGTTCTGCGCGGGTACGGCGATATGGTGAAGGACACGATGAAACAGGTGCTGCGGACGATCGCCGAGGCGCGGCAGGACGCGGTAAGCATCGACGTCTCGGGAATGGACGAGTTCGACATCGGGGACTTCGGGACGGAGTTGGAAGACGCTCAACGGCTGCTGGACCTGGGGATCGGGTCAGAGACACTGAAGCGGCAGGTCTTCAAGAAGCTGGCGTTTCAATATTTGTGCGATGCGCGGCAGGAGATCAAGAACCGGGTGGCGGAGGAGATTGACTCCGGCGGAGCGAATATAGCGGCGCTGAGATAAGGCGTCGGGCGGTTGGTCTAGTCTGGCCGGCGCGGGTTCGCGCGCAGGCAACTTGAAAAATCATGGGCAGGCCGGAGGTCTGCGCCAGCGGGGAGAAATATGGACGGAATCGATATACAGGCGATTGTTCGGCAGGCGGTTGAGGAGTTTGCCCGAAACGAGCAGGCGAAAAGCGAGCCTGCTTACAAGGCAGAACTGGTGGAGGAGCGGAAGCGCCGCGAGTCCATGGAGAAGCGGCTGAACGAGCTGGTGGAAGAGAACAAGCGATCGCGACGGGCGGCGGCCGAGGCAGAGCGCAACTCCGCAGTACGGGCGGAGCTGCAGCGACTTGGCGTAGCCAAGATCGACCTGGCATTTAAGGCGGTACAGGACGAGATTGTGCGAACCGAGGACGGGCGGCTGGTAGCGCGGACGGAGGCGGGTGAAACACCGGTGCGCGAGTACTTGAGCTCCTTCGTGAACGAGAACCCCGAGTTCCTGCCGGCGCGCATTGCCGGTGGCACGGGAATGACATCGGGAATCAAAGCTCCGGCGAGCCGGGATGCGATCGAAATGGAACAAATTCGTCCTGGAATGAGCGCGGATGAGATGCAACGGGTGCGAGAGGAAATCGTACGTGTGGCATCGCAGACCCTACGGGGACTGTAGAAGCAAAAAGAAAGACCAAGGAGAGAAACAGAGTGAGTGCAATTACTTCGAGTAACGTTGCAAACGCGATTGTGAAGCTGGTGGCGGCCGATGCATTGCCGGTGCTGGTTGGGAACCTTGTGATGGGTAACCTGGTGAATCGCGATTACGAGCCCTCGCTGGCGCAGGCCGGCGACACGGTGAACGTGCCGATTCCGCCGACGATGGTTGCCAACAACATCGCCGAGGGAGGCACGGTACAGACGCAAAATCCGAGCCTGGGCAATGCGCAGATCGTGCTGAACACGCACGCCGAAGCCACGTTCCAGATTCCGGACGTAACGAAGGTGCTGGCAGTGCCGGACCTGTTGAAGATCTACATGGAACCGGCGGTGGCGGCAATCGCGCAGAAGATCGAGAGCGACCTGCTGAACCTGTACGCCGGCTTTACGGCGAATGCTCCCGTGGGTACGCCGGGAACGCCGATTACCGAGGCGGTGATCGACGCGGCGGAGACGGCCCTTTTCCTGGCGAAGGTACCTTCGCAGGAACAGAAATTCATGGTGGTGGATGCGGCGACGTACTCAGCCTGGCGGCAGATTCCCCGGTTCAGCGAATTCCAGACGGCGGGCGACGCCGGGCTACGGTCGTTGATCGACGGCACCGTGGGCAAGATTAAGGACTTTTTCGTGTTCCGCAGCCAATTCGTGCCGAAGACCGGATCGAGCCCGGTGACCACGCACAACATGGCGTTCACGAAAAGCGCGCTGGGCCTGGTGATCCGGCGGCTGCCGCAGCCTCTACCCGGCACCGGCGCAATCGCCGAGTACGCCGATTTAGGGAACTTCGGCATGCGCGTGATCATGAGCTACCAGCCGAACACGCTGGCACAGCAGTTCACGGTGGACGTGTTGTACGGCTGCGGCGTGCTGCGGAACACGTCGGGCGTGCAGGTCAACACTTAGGCAGCAAGGGGCCGGGTGGATCGGGGCGGGCTCAAGCCTGATCCAACCCGGCCCTGAAGAGCGAGTCAGGGCAGGAGCTTACGGGAATGAATCTACAGGTTTTTTATCAGAAGGTGCGAGAGACGGAAGCAGCGATCGCGGAAGATTATCCGGTGATCGTGAGCCATGAGACGAGCGACGGCGGAAGGGCCGGCACGTTCACGGAGGTTCCGCGGCGGCTGGCCGCGCAGATGGTGGTAGAGAATCAGGCCCGGCTGGCGACGGCGAAGGAGACGGCCGCGTACCGGGAGTCGCTGGCGGAATCCAGGCGCCAGGCGGAACAGACGGCAGCGGCGGCGCGGTTGCAGATCTCAGTGCTTTCGACGCATGAGCTAGAGCAACTGAAAGCCGATGCACGGAAGCAGACGAAGGGATAGCGGCAATGGCTCTGTTCACAGACGGTCCAATCTCAAGCATCGAGGATCTGCTCGACCACGATACGCAACTGGTGGAAGTGGCGAAGGTGGAGGGCATCGACGTGACGCGAAAGCTGGCGCTGGCTCAGGAGGAGATATCGATTGAGCTGGTCGGGCTGCTGGACGGCGTCAGGCGACTGAGGACGCTCTCGGAGGTAGTGGTGACGCCGCCGCTGAAGCTTTGGCACACGCTTCGTGCGTTGGAGATGGTATACCGCGATGCGTTTCACAGTCAATTAAACGACCGGTACAGCTCGCGGCGCGACGAATATCGGGGCATGGCGAACTGGGCCCGCGAAAAGGTGATGCAGAGCGGCCTGGGCATGGTGACAGATCCGATTCCGGAGGCGGAGATGCCCGAGCTGGCGGCGACTTCGGGAAATCTGGCGGACGGTACTTACTATGTCGCAATGAGCTGGTCGAACGAGCGGGGCGAAGAGGGCGCGTGTTCGCATCCGGCGAAGATTTCGACCGCGGGGAGTTCGATTGCGGTGTCGCACGGAGCAACGCCAGGCGGGGTGAGCGGATGGAACGTTTACCTGGGTTCGACACCGGGGCGTTTGATCCGGCAGAACGATGCGGCTCTGGCGGTTGGGGTCGGTTGGACGGCGCCGGGAGTGCGTTTGAATGGAATGCCGGCGGGAATAGGACAGGCGCCGGGATACACGCTGGAACTAGCTCGAGTAATCGCGCGGGGATAACAGCGAGCGAGCCGCGAGCAATTCGCATGGGGAGAGTGACACATGGTTAGCAAGATTGGGAGCGCGGTCAGGGAGAAGGTAGTACAGCGAATCACAGGTCCGATGGGCGTGAATGCGGGGTTGGCTTCGCTGACGGCTGCGGAGTTGGAATTCGCGGGATTGCTGGAGAGCTCGCAAGTTCGCGCGCAGAACGTGG